GCTTCTTTTAGTGCTTCTTCGTAGTCCAGGGCCACCATTTGGAAATCAGGATAGCCGGGTACGTGGACTGTCCAGGTGCGTTTCATTCAATCGCAGCTCTGCAGGATTTGGCGCCACCCTCTGGCCTGTTCAGATATTGCCATGTGCGCCAAGCGGCCTGAGTTGAGTTGCTTGCGTACTCGCCCCATCCTTTAGGGTTCAGCTCACGCGCAGTACTCATCGGCGGCCTTGTGCGACGGCAGAACTCTTCGAAATCTTTGCGCATGCTCACTTCACCAGCTCCCCCGGAACCAAAACGGTTCCGCCTAGTTTTGCGTGGACGATTGCGCGGCAGGCGGCGATTAGATGTGTCAGGCCATAAGAACCGAACGCATCTTCCGTAACAATAATTGGCAGGCCATCATCCTGGCACTGGTAGGCATACATTAAGCCCTTGCGCTCAAATTTCAGATCAAGTTGGTGCTTATCAATCAGCGGACCGCCATGGCTCCAGTCGGTGGACGGCCGGTAATTGTGCAAAGACGTGTAGACCGGTACAGGCCCACGAAAATCGCTCACCGATAAGTAGTGGCGAATAAACTTAACACCTTCAATCTGCGCTACCGCCCAATCCAGCGCCGCACCAATCAACTCAGCCGTCTTAACCTCAACAAATTCGCTCATTTACCACCTCGAAATTGAACCTTGCAATGCAGGCCATCGCTCGTTTTGTCATCACAAATCTGCGGCCGCCAAAGCCCTATGCGGATAGCCTGAACTTTCGTCCAGCTGGAATTGTTGCGGCCTGTGCTGGCCATTACTAGGAGGGTCATGGTTTCACCTGTAAGCCGAGGGATTCGATGACTTCTACAACCTGATCAACTGCCAGCCATCGGCTATGGTCGTTCGGGTGGAAGTAATCCTCATCATCGTTTACGCGGCAGGTTTCAGGCAGAGAGATTTCTATAACTGCACGGGATGCTTGCCAGCCCCACCATGCTCCTTCGGCTATCGTGAATCGGTAATTTCCATCACTTCCACGCTCAAGCATGGCATCGGTATAAATGGCGTTACCTTCAAACTTAGGATGCTTACGAAACTCCGCTTCAAACTCTTCTCGATTACTCACTTCCGATCCCTCCACGCCCGATTCCAACCATCATTCCAGCGGACATTTGATCGCGGACATGTATCACCATTGAATGGATTGTTATCCTTTTTCTCGCCATCAAGGAATGCTTTGTAGCCTTGTTCGAATGGGGTCATGGTTCAGATCTCCCGATAGTTGCTAAATCTACGGCAGCATCAAGACGCTCTTCGCAAAGCATGAACTCAAGGAAATATTTCGCATATTTCTCATTGCTGGATAAGCATCTTGGATCAAAGTTCTTATCGCGCATTGTGCGATACCGTTCCGCATCAACCCTATACCTCTCCATGATTTCCATGGCGGTCTTCAGGTCGCCGCGTGCGCATTCGAGTTCGGCCAGGAATTTATCTCTTTGCGCGGATGCAGTTGCCAACAAGCCAAGCAATCCGTCGCATTCTTTGCCAAGCTCGGCATTTCTTTCAACGAGCTGTCGAACGCGGGCATTCAACCTTTCATAATCGCCCATCTCTCCACCCTCTCCCATCAGATCTAGTTTGTGGTTGCATGACTATAGCGTATCAAATATCGGTTATCTACCAATCTTTTCGAAGGCATCTGCATTGCAGGTGTCGCACATGCCAGGGCCGCCGCAGCGCGCACGCACACCATCAGGGCGCGAGAATACGTGGCCATGTCCAACGTTGGTCGGAAACTGGATTCTGTGGTGTATCGCCGGCTGGTTTTCTTCGATGTGGCGGACTGTTAGGGCGCAGAGGTAGGCAAGGATCGACGTATCGAATTGGCAGCGGTGGACGGCCTCTGGATCGCCTCCGAGTGATTTTGCGAGTACCGCAATGTCTTCCTTGTGGATCGGCTGATATGGATGTGCTTGCTCGAAAGCCATGATCAGGCATTGGGCCGCTGTTGGTTCGGTCATTTGAGTTTTCCTCTGCGTGCCAAATCAAAAAGATTCTTGCGATACTGCTGATCGCCATGATCGGAAGCTTCGCAGCCATCCACACCAAGTCTTGCGCGCACTACAATTGCCCCTCTACACCACCTAGAAAGATGGGATTTGGCATCCGCCATGCTCACGGCCATCAGAGATCCGTAATGGCCATCTGGATAATATTGATGGCCTTTCGGAACCAGATAGAGGTATCGGCACTCTCGGATGATGTCCAGACTCATATCCTCACCTCGCCAACAGAAATCTGTTTGCCGTGCTTCATCAAGTAACCTTTTTTCTTGGCGTTCGCCAGATTTCTATCGAATGACTTTCTGATGGCTTCAGGTTTTGCGCCCTCCGATGTGCGCTTCTGCGTGAATTCAATCCTTAATGCGTCCTCTGTCATCTGTTGGCCGGCAGCCGTATTGGCTTTTACGATCCGGATCATATCCATCATATTGCTGACTTCGAAGACGCTTTCTACCTCTTCCTGCTTATCCGGGTCCGCCATGTTCCCTTTGGACTCAAGGATCGGCACCAAGCTCTTTCGCTCTCGCCCTTTGTGATCCTGAATGCCGATATGGACCGACTGAAGCGCAAATCGCATGTCCTCGGCCTCATCGACATCCTTCTGCTTCTCATTGCGCAGAAGCGCCTGAAGATGGTTTGGGCGCGTCACGATGAACACGAAGTCAGAGGCCGCCTTGAATGCCGAACTACCCCTGATGCCACGATCAAGCTGTTTGCCGGCGTGAGTGATCACCATTACCGAGCAGTCGTCGAGCTTGGCTCGCCAGGCGTAGCAAGAGTTGATGAAGGCGCCAGCATCTTGAGAGCTGTTCTCGTCACCATTAAAGCTTCGAGCCAGGGTGTCGATGATTACCAGTTTGAAAGGCGCTCCGAGTTTTTCCTGAGCTTTCATCGCAGCCTCAACGAAGATCTGCGTCATGATCGGATCGTCCAGCATGATCGCTACCGGAAGGATTGCCAGTCGCCCGTAGTCGCGCTTGTAATGCCGGGACCACGCCACGGCACGCTCTTGAAGACCCATTGAACCTTCGGCGGCCACATAAAGAACCGGTCCGGCTCCATCAACATCGACGCCATGCCAGCTTTGCCCAGTCGATATCGCGGCCGCCATATCCAGCGCAATAAAGCTTTTGTAACTGCCTGACGGACCATAAAGAATCCCGAAGCCATCCGCTGGAATTATGCCGTCCAGCAGCCACTTTTGATTGGCCGCATTGCGCAAACTTTGCTCGGCATCAAACACCATCTTTTCAAAAATTACATCGCTCGGCTCTAGCGGGATCAATTCATCGTCAGTATATCCGGGATCTTCTGGCAGCGGCTTTCCATCCATAATGCCGACAACTTGCGCGATGATCGGAGCTAGTGTTTTTTGCTCTTCGCTATTCAGGAGGTCCATGTATTGCTGCCGATCATCCTGTATAGCGCCATAATCAATTTCTTCTTCTGGTGGCGTCATATCGTCATTCATCCCCTGGCCCCGACTGCTTTTGCTTTCTCATCAATCACCCTTGTTAGAGCAAGAATGTATCTGTCCAGGTCTTCGCCTTGCAGTGGCTTTCCGGAATCAGATGCGGCATTGCCGATTGCAATAATTGCTTGCTCGTCTCGGAATTCCTTTGCGTTAAGACGGCGCATTTTTTCAGACTTTGGTACTGGCCTAACCTTGTTTCCATCCCACTGATAATAGATATCTTTTGACCAATTCCCGAAAGCCCCACAATCAGGGAACCGGATAGCGAATCCTTCATCTCTGGCGCCGATCTTGAACCGGCGAAGCTTGCCGTCATCCGGAACGCAGCGGAACTGAACGCCAATCGTCGAGTGAATTGCCTTTTCGAACTCCATGATCAGGCCGTCCGCTGGACATAAAGCTTCCCGTTTTTCTTGGCCGTCCTGAACGCTCTGCCAGCATTTTGCCCATAGCTATAAACAGCACGGCGCATGCGTTCGATCTTCTCGTCGCTTCCTGGCTTAGTCCATTCGTCCCCGATCTCCAGCTTGTGGAACTCGTAGACGCTCGGGCGGCCCATCTTTTTCTTGGTATTCATAAGCTCTCCTTTAATCACATTCAGCACAATATACACATTAATCACATACGCATACAACGATGACTTAATATTCCACAATCGAATAAAAACTGGTTTCTTAAACCTTACCCAAAAGTCAGGTTTTGCTCCGGACACTTGTAGAGAAAGTAGGTGTCCTTTTTGTATAAGGTGTCCGGACGGAAAATCAGTATCTGTATAGGATGTCCGGACACGTGTCCGGAAGATAAAAACCAATGAAATCAGGTTATTGAAACGATTTCGGACGCCTTATACAAAAAGTGTCCTTGATTTTTTGTGCTCAGGTTTTCTTCTGGACACCCCCCTCTTCCCACTAAAGGGGAAGGGGGGTGTCCGAACCTCGAAAATTTGTCCGCGTCCATGCTGAAATAAATTGATCAATCCAAAACAATTTGAGACTATAGCTACGCAGTGAATGAGCAGGTCGATGCTCACCGATACAGGCTAGTGCCACGCTGGAGATCGACGCCAGCCGCTGCAACGAACAATGTGCACGCACATAGAATCAACCAGCGCCGCAGCAATACCGTTACGGCTCGGGATGCATCATGGATTAGCGGCAGGTTCCAGTTTCCCCTGCTAGGTTGTCGGAGTCGCGAAGGTCTGTAGCCGACACGAGAAGCGTCTGAGATGTTTGAGTAAACCGTAAGTGGTCGTTCATGCCACAAGAAGAGTGCCCGCACACGCGGAACCAACCTCAAGAGGACTGGACATGCAAAGCTGCGATATCCGCGAAAAGATACTTGGTCTGGTTCTCTCGGCCTGGCAACGAGAGGATTCTGCTGATAGCGTTACAGATCAGATTATTGACGTCATTGCTGAGCACCAAGCTGGCTATACCGCCGTCGACATGGGCACCGCTGCGGCTGATGGCTTTCGTGATGGGCTGGCATCAGTTGCTACGCATGATCCGGCGCAATATACTTATACTGGTTGATTGGGCACAGGTCGTCTTTATCATGGATTGATCAATATCAAGCGCAGGCTGGCCGAGGGCCCTGGGCATGCTGGTAATGATCAATCCAGATGCAGATGAATACGCAGGCTGATGCGTCTAATACAGGCCTAGGGTCATGCCGGAATCAGCACCGGCCATCTGCATCAACCGAACGCATCTTCGCGTTATCTAGCTAGCTGCTAGCGGTGCAATACCGAAAGCCCCATCCTAAAAGCTTGGGGCTTTTTTCTGTCTGGGGTATAGTTGAGGTCACGATTGAGGGGCTTTGTATGACTGTATTCTTCACTGATGAGCAGATAACCAATATCAAAAATGAGATATGTCTTCGCATCTCTAGCGGCGAGACTTTGCGTGCCATTTGTCGTGAAGAGGATAAACCTACATGGGTAACTATCTATCGATGGCTTGAAGCTGACGTTGCCTTCAAGTTACACTTCGCCCAGGCGCGCGAGCTAGGATTTGATGCAATTGCCGAAGAAGCACTTCAAATTGCCGATACGCCAATTGAAGGCATTAAGTATGAGAATGGTCCGCTCGGGTCAAAAGAAGTTCGCGAAGATATGCTTGGCCATCGCAAGTTGCAGATTGAAACTCGACTTAAGTTGTTGGCGAAATGGTCGCCTAAAAAGTATGGCGAACGAGTAGACCATGTAAGTACCGATGGTAGTATGTCGCCGAATCCTACAGTCATTGAACTAGTTGCCCCTGATAAGTGACCACTGTTCAGCTGCAACTCCCGCCAAAGCTAATACCGATCTTTAGCGGGCCTGCTAGATACCGTGGCGCTCATGGCGGCCGAGGTAGCGGCAAGACTAGGTCATTCGCATTAATGACCGCTGTGCGCGCTTATATGTTTGCTGAGGCGAATATTAGCGGTGTCATACTCTGCGGCCGAGAGTTCATGAATTCGCTTGAAGATTCTTCAATGGAAGAGATCAAGCAGGCGATTCGCGAGACCCCTTGGCTAGATGCATACTTCGATATTGGCGAACGCTACATCCGCACGCGCAACCGTCGAGTGCATTACGTGTTTGCCGGCCTGCGCCATAACCTAGACAGCATCAAATCGAAGGCTCGCATCCTGATCGCCTGGATCGATGAGGCCGAAGGCGTGTCTGAGGTAGCGCTACAGAAGCTTCTGCCGACAGTTCGGGCTGATAGCTCCGAGGTATGGGTAACATGGAACCCGGAGCTTGATGGCAGCCCTGTCGACCTGCGGTTCAGGAAGACCGCTTCGGATGACATGAAGATCGTCGAGCTGAACTATGCGGACAACCCGTGGTTCCCTGATGTGCTCGATGGCGAGCGCAAACGCGACCAGAAGACGCTGGACCCGGAAACCTACGCTTGGATCTGGGATGGCGCCTATCGAGAGAACTCAGTCGCGCAAATATTTGCTAACAAATATCGAATATCAGAATTCGAGCCTGGTGCCGATTGGGACGGCCCATACTTCGGTCTGGACTTTGGTTTCTCTCAAGACCCGACCGCTGGCGTGAAGCTCTGGATTCGCGACAGGACGCTCTACGTTGAGCGTGAGGCTGGCGGCATTGAGATCGAGAACGACGACATGGCTGCGCTGCTGATCGAGGAGCTGCCAGCCATTGAGAGGCATGTGGTGGTTGCCGACAATGCCAGACCTGAGCTGATCAGCCATCTCAAGAAGCCAGATCCAACTGGCCGCCGCCCTAACCTGCCGAAGATTGAGGCGTGCTCGAAAGGCAAAGGCAGCGTGGAGGACGGCATCTCGTTCATGAAGACCTTCGATGAGATCGTGGTGCATGCTCGCTGCAAGGAGACCATCAAAGAATTCAGGATGTACTCGTACAAGGTCGATCGGCTTTCCGGTGACGTGCTGACCGATATTGTCGACAAATGGAACCACTACATGGACGCCATCCGCTACGCGCTTGAGAAGGTTCGCAAAAAATCTCAGTTCTTCGCCGGTTGACATCCATTCTATAGCCGTGCAGTATCGACCAATCAAGACAATCGATAGGGGATACGGCAATGGGCTACACAATTACGATTGGGCAGCTTGAGATCAACAAGAGCCCAGATGATGGCCTTGATTGCTCGTGCATCAGGTTCTGCGCGGCAGGCGCAAGTCACGAAAATGCGCCGGCATTTGGCGAGCCGACAGATCACACTAATTCTCGCTGGCCAAGCTACTGCGTATGGCCTGATTTCCTCCGAGATGCCGGTCTCTACGATGTTTTCTACTATGACAGTGGGCATCTGATCGGCGGCCATCCTGGCGTTCGACTTGTCACCCTTGAGCTGGTGGAAAAAGTTGATTTTGCGCTATCGTCATTCAAGCTGAACAACCCAGAAATCGAAGCAAAATTCGGAGATGACGAAAAAGGCGGAACACTGTGCCGACTTATCTGGCTGCAATACTGGGTCAAATGGGCTTTCGAGAACTGCGAAGCGCCAGTGATCGCCAACTCATAATTCGGAGAGCCGAAATGATAACCACCAAGAAAGTCGCAAAATGGCTATGGGCTGAACTGCGCCGCGAGACAACCATTCAGAAACCGCCGCCCGAGTACTACGCCGTGAGACAAAAGGAAAAATTAACCATCGGCCAAAAAGCAATTCGCGGCGGCAACAGAGCCGTAAAGATTTGGTTCTTTATGGGCCTAGCGCTCATCGTCTGGGTGGCTATCCATATCTGATCGCATTTAAGCTGGCCAAGTGATACGATTCGCGCACTCATTGGAGTGCGCTAGTCATGGCAGATATCCTCTACAAAGTCCTTTATGGTCCCCTCAAGCGCCTAGTCGACATGCTCGACGGCACTTATGCTGAGTTCAATATCTCTCAGCCGCCTATTTTCCTCCTATCTGGCACGACCAAGCAGCGCATCCGTGTTGATGTTGGTGAGCCTGGATTTTTTGAGGGTCGCCAAGCGAGGTCTTTCCGCGAATTCTCGATCAATACCGGCTCAACCCTCACGCTGAAGATTGTTGTGCCGCTGAATATCATCCTGCTTCAGCAGGGCGTGGACCTCGACAGTGGTAGCCTGAGAGTTACCAATGCTGTCAGCGGAACTCCTGCCGGGACATTCGCCGAAGTCCTGCCGATCATCCCCAAGAACACCATGAGCGAGCGACCTACGCCGCTCTATGTGCCGCAGGTCGTCATCACTGCTGGCGGATCCGTCTCTGGCTTCACACCTCTCGATATCCATCGCGTGGTCTCGACGGCGACCGGCGTTCAAAGCACGGTCGGCAATATCGTTGGTGATGAACGCGGCATTGGTGCAAATACCTATTACATCCTCTATGAGAACTTCGGGACCGG